ATGATATATGATAGTGGGTTAGAAAACAATATTAATTTTATTAATATTGTTTTACAATTAAATTGTGGCGCAGATTATAATGAAGAAAGGCTTATTCATTATGTTTTAAATTTAAATAATGATGACATGAAAGAAATATCGCCAGAGAATTGTTCTGATTGGGCTTTTATTATAAATAGAAATGATAATTATCAAGTATATAAAAAAGAATTAATGAAACACCCTATTTGGAAAGATGCTTTCGATGAGTTAATGATTAAAAACATCATAGAGTGATGAGGCTCTAATTTTGTCGAGAACATTTATTCACTAAACACTATTAATTACTCTATAACATTAAGTAATTAAAGGATAAATAATGCTCTCCATTTGTATTTGTGTATATAATAACTGGAATTTGACCAGAACATGTCTCAGCGATCTGTCAAAGTTAGAAGATACAGAAGTTATTATCGTAGATAATGGCTCTTCTGATCAAACTCAAGAAAACCTATCTAAGAAATCTTGTGTTTTACCCGAAAATTTCAAATATATTAGGGTCGAAGAAAACCTAGGGTTTGTTAGAGGAAGTAATTTAGCCTACCAAAACGCTTCTGGGCAATATATACTATTCCTTAATAACGATGTTAAAGTCAAGGAGCGGTTCAGTGATTGGACTCAGCTCCTTATCAATTCTATTGATAACGACCATGAAAGCATCGTTGGGCCTACAGGAGGTTTGCTGGATAGTAACTTTAACTTTATTAGAGAAACTAGTAATTATGTTGAAAGTAAGTTTTTCTATATGTCAGGTTGGTGCCTAGCTGGAAAAAAAGAAACATTCGAAAAATTGAGAGAGGTGTTAGCTGATGGTAAGATGACCAACGGACCTTTCTCTGAGTTTGTATTTTCTTATTTTGAGGATGGAGACTTAAGTTGGCGCGCAAAGAAACTAGGGATTGATTTAAGGGTAGTAGGAGTACCTGTTTTTCATTTTGGAAGAATGACAGGTAAAAAATTAAATTTACCAGGGATGTACTCAGAAAGTAGAAGAAGGTTTATCGAGAAGTGGGCTGGTAAGATCTAAAGAGTGTAGTTAGATTAAATTGAGGAGCTTGAATGAGAGTTGATACGAGTGGCATAATTAGGACATCCTCTAAAACCAGAGTTGTTAGGCATGCCGAAAAATTCTTAAAAAAAGCTAAAGATAAATTTAATAATAGATATGATTATAGCAGTACTATTTACAAAGGAATACATACAAAAATAGAAATCATCTGCAAACTTCATGGTTCATACTGGCAGACGCCAATTTCCCATTTAGCAAGTCATGTTGGATGCCCCGATTGTGTAAGCATAAGGTATAAGGAAGCCAAGCGTAAATCAATTGACCAGTTTTTATTAGAATGCAAAAATCTTCACGGTGATAAATATGATTATTCTAATGTTGCGTATATTAATCAAAATACGCAGGTAAAAATCACATGTCATATTCACGGTGAGTTTATGCAAACTCCAAATTGTCACTTAATCACAACTGGATGCCCCCAATGTGGCAGAAAGAAAAGAGACCAAGGATTAAGGCATACTAAAGAGCGTATTATAGAAGACATAAAAAAAATATATGGAGATCAATATATTTATGACGGTATTATTTATGCTAATAATAATATGCCAATTGAAATTGTTTGCAAGCAGCATGGTAAATTTTCCAAATACCCTAGTGCATTAAAAAATGGTTATGGGTGTCCAGGATGCAGCCCAGTAAATAAATGGACAACAAAATCTATTGTACAAAGATTTATAGAAATTCATGGTAATAAATATAATTATTCAAAAGTAATATATAATGGTACGTGGTCTCATGTTGAGATAATTTGTTCGGTAAAAGAACACGGGTCTTTTAATCAGATTGTTGATAAGCATTTAGCTGGTAAAGGGTGTGCTGCCTGTGCAGGAAATAAAAAGCATACTAATAACTCTATTATAAAAGCATTTATTGATACTCACGGTGATAAGTATGATTATTCAAAAGTCAAGTATATAGGAGCCAACATAAAGGTTGAAATAATTTGTAAAAAAAATAATCACGGATCTTTTTTCCAAGGACCAATGCCACATAAATCTGGTGTTGGTTGCCCTCGATGCTCAACATCAGTTTCAAATAAAGAAATAGCTTGGTTAGATAGTTTAAATGTGCCGAATGAATTTAGACATGATAAAAATAAAAAAATATATTTATCAAAACCAAATTTATTAAATAATAATTTTATAAAACCAGATGCGCTTGATTTAGCAAATAAAATAGTATATGAATTTGATGGAGATTTTCATCACGGAAATCCTTTATTATATAAAGCAGAAGATATAAATCCATTAAATAAAAAAACTTACGGTGAACTATATAATAGATTATTAAACAAGAATAAGATATTAAAAGATATGGGTTATACCGTTATACGCATTTGGGAAAAAGATTATGATGAAAGTTTACGTATGGAAAAATTAGAAAAACAAAATAAGGAGAATGATAATGCTTGATATTTTTAAACCAAGAATCGCTTATGGACCTTTTGAATATCAATGGGCTTACGATGCTTTTGAATTGCAAAATCTTAGTCATTGGTTACCTTTTGAGGTAAACATGAGCGGAGATGTAAATGATTTTAAAAGAATGGATGAAAAAGATAAGTCGCTAATTGGCTCGGTGTTAAAATCGTTCACTATCAATGAGGTTTTTGTAGGTAATGATTATTGGTCTCGCATAGCTAAAATATTTAAAAAACAAGAGCTAGCCCTTATGGCTAATGCCTTTTCAAATGCTGAGGGAATTCATAGTGTAAGTTATGCGTACTTAGACGAAAGCCTTGGATTACTTGATTATAATGCTTTCTTAAAAGATCCTACTGCCAAAGCAAAAATAGATCGCATGATGGATACAAAATTTAAAACAAGAGAAGATATTGCATTATCAATAGCTATTTTCAGCGCATTTGTAGAAGGCGTGAATCTATACTCAAGCTTCTTGATTCTTTTAAACTATTCTAGATTCAACACCATGAAAGGTCTTTCACAGATTATAAGTTGGAGTATTATGGATGAGGCTCTACATTCTAGTACAGGATGCAAACTTTTTCGCACCATAATTGAAGAAAATCCTCAATTGTGGACAGATGACTTTAAGAAAAAGATTTATGACGCAGCTAGAGTTACTATTGAGTTGGAAGATGACTTTTTAACTCAAGCTTTTTCTTTAGGAAACGTAGAGGGGCTAACTTTAGCAGATGTTAAAGTTTTTATCAGACATCGCTGCAATTTAAAGTTAGAGGAGCTAGGATTAAAAAAGAATTGGAAGAATTTAGATCAGGAGGCATTAAAAAGATTAGCTTGGTACGATGTGGCTTCTAATTCAAACCTTGGCCATCAGGATTTCTTTGCAGGCCGCGTTACCACATATAGTAAGGTAAGCACTGATCAAAATTGGGATAAAATCTGGGATGAAACAGATAAACAAAATAACTTTAAAAATACAACAAAAGATTTAGAAGGAGCTGCTGAATGAGTAATAAAACAGATTTGGAAATGCAAAAAGAATTAGGTGAAGCTCCTGAGTGGTTAGATGAAGTTGGATATAAAACATTAGCCAGCGGGTATTTACAAGACTTATCTGAAACGAAGAAGGAGACTGTTAATGAAGCCATTACTCGTGTATGTCATTCAGTCTCGTCATATCTGAACAAGCCACAGTTAGAGAGTTTATTTAAAGAAGCAACAATGCGCAACTGGCTTTGTTATGCAAGCCCTATTTGGTCTAATGCTGGTACGGCTAGAGGCCTACCTATTAGTTGTAATAGTATTCATGTTGGAGATTCCGTATCTTCAATATTTAAAAAGAATACTGAGCTTGCAATGTTAACTAAATTTGGTGCGGGCGTTGGTATCTATATGGGGGATGTTCGAAGCAGAGGTGTAAATATAACTGGTAATGGAAAATCTGAGGGAATTATACCTTGGCTTAAAGTTCTAGAAGTTACAACCAACAGTGTAAGCCAGGGAAGCACGCGCAGAGGAGCCACAGCCACCTATGTTCCAGCTACCCATGGAGACATAAAAGATTTCTTACTAATTAGACGTGCAACGGGCGATCATAATATGCGAGCACGAAATATGAATATAGGAGTGTGTATTTCAGATCAGTTTTTACAAGAAGCTGATGATGGAAATAAACATAACCGTGAGTTATGGCATGATATTTTAAAAGAAAGATTTGAGCAAGGAGAACCCTATCTTTTATTTACAGATAACGCTAACCGTCAAAAGCCAGAATCATATGTAAAAAATAATTTAGACATTAAGACATCAAATATTTGTAATGAAATTTATCAATATACTGATCCTGACCATACATTTGTGTGTTGTCTATCATCGTTAAATCTTGATCGGTACGACGAGTGGAAAGATTTTAAATTTTCAAATGGCATGACACTTCCTGAATTATCTACGTGGTTTCTTGACGGGATCATGAGTGAGTATATTGATAAAGCTCAGCATATAGAGCATTTTGAGTGTTCTGTTCGTTCAGCAATCAAAGGGAGAGCTTTAGGTTTAGGCGTTTTGGGCTTTCACTCTTACTTACAGCGTCACATGGTTGATATGGAGGGTTTTGAAGCTTTTAAAATTAATAATGAAATATTTAAGTTTATAAATGAGCAATCATTAAAAGCATCACAAGACATGGCTGTTGAATATGGAGAGCCTGAGTGGTGTAAAGGTTTGGGAGTTAGAAATACATTAAGAACAGCAGTAGCACCAACGGCTACTAATTCAACTATTTCTGGCGGGGTAAGTCCTGGTATAGAACCTATAGCTCAAAATTTAATTAATCTTAAATCAGCTAAAGGAAATTTTGAAAAATACAATCGTGATCTTAAAAAATTATTAGTTGAAAAGGGATTAGATACGCAAGAGACATGGACGAAGATCATTAATGATAATGGATCTGTAAAAAATATAAAGCAATTAAGCAAAGAAGAAAAGGAAGTATTTAAAACTGCAAGAGAGATGAATCAGCATACATTAATTAAACTAGCTTCACAGCGTCAAAAATATATTGATCAGGGGCAATCTTTAAATTTATTTTTCACTAGTAATTGTGATGCTAGATATTTGACAGAAGTTCATCGGGCAGCGCATTCTGAAGGCTTAAAAGGTCTGTATTACTGTAGGAGCACATCTGTATTATCTTCATCCGCCAGTTACAGATCTCCTGACGAGTGTATAGCCTGCGAAGGTTAACATTACTCTTGACACTACAATACTCCCATGATACAAACGTCTAGTGGGAGTATTTTATGAAATTAAAAATATTACTTATAAATAAGGAAGTAGAATAATGGGTTATGTTGTTCACTATCCGCATAATATTTATATTTGTAAATTTAATAAAAGAACAAAAAATTTTATAATAGATTGTTGTTTGGAAAACGCAAGTATATTTTTACAAAAAAATTATTTTATAAAATTCATAAATAGTACCAATGAATGGGGTTCTGGAGGTTGGGAAGAATATGTTAAAATTTTTAAATGTGAAATTATATCTTATAATGAAGCTATTATAAAGAATGTAGTAGAATGAATATAGGTAATAAAAACAAATAAAGAAGTGTATACAAATAAATAAAGGAAATTAAAATGAAAAGAGAAAACTAAAAACAACTTTTTTAAGCTAAACGAATTAGTAGTATCAAAACAAACTGGCAGAACAATGACTGTAGTAGAAGAAGATGGTGGCCAGATAGTATGTCAGTATATTTATAATAACAAATATAAGCAAGAGGTTGTCGAAATATCTGGACTTTTGACATTAAGTGAGTGTATTATTAAACATACTGAGGCTCAAGAAATATTGAGAAATGCTGCGGTCAATGAGGCCGAGACTAAGCGAGTAGTAGATGAAACAAAAGAGAGAATGTTACGTCAAAAAGAAAAGAAGTTAGATCGTAAAAGATAAATCATATGTGAATTAAAGTGATTAATAAATGATTAAGGATATCTTTTTATGAATGATGATTTATATTTATTTTCAAATGAAATAGTGGAGCCTGGAGAGTATCTTCTAATTTATGATAGCGGTCATTCAAATTTAATTAATATTGTTTGGTATAAAAATGTGCTTATGCAAAAGGTAACCAAATCAGAGTGCGATATTATTTATGTTGAGAACGCGGAAGATGATCATGAAGATTATAAATATGATTTCTATCCAAACTTTGATTATGAAGTTTTGTTTTTCGGACCAATTCATAAAGTCAAACATTCTAAATTAGAATTTATTAAAAATAATGTTACTGTGCACAACATAATAACATGACGATTAGATTGTAACGTGTATATTTCATTTACCTGTAAAATACATAATAAAAAAACCAAAAATATAATTATTACTGAGACTATTAAATAATGGAATGCTTATCAAATATGGAAGTTAAAAAATGCGGCCTGTATCATATGCTATATAGCAGTAGTGACTCTTATGATCTACATAAAATTCAACATCAAGGAATGTGTGTTGTATATGGTTTGATTCAAGAACTTGTGGTACACAGTGCTAATTGGTCTTCAGTCAAGTCAATTAAAACTATGAATCATACTTTTTTTATTGGTCCCATAATTGATGATAATCAAATAGAGAAAGCATTTGAAAGGAAGAAAAATTTAGATATGATGAAAGATATTATAGAATGAAGAAGTTATTTATAATGACGCTTACATGGAATGGGGAGTCAAAGCTTAAATCTCTAGCCCCAGGTTTACTTAAGAGCTTAGATAGTCTTGAATTAACATATGAATGGCATGTAAGAGATAATGGTTCAAAAGACAATAGTGTTGAATTTTTAAAAACACTACCTAACACTATTATCTACGAAGTAGGGCACAACAGAGATAATTTTTCACAAGGTATGAATTATTTATTTAATGAAGCTAAACCTGACAATGATGATTTGGTTTTACTTTTAAATAATGATATTGTATTTGGAGATATTGTATCACTAGATAAAATGATTAAGCTCCAGGAAAAAACCACAAGTGATATTGTTGGTGCAAGATTGCTTTATAGGGACAGCGACCTCTTGCAACATGCAGGTGTAATCTTTGGCAGCAGGTACGGAGGAATGCCTTATCATCTATATCATAAAGAACCAACAACTACGACAGCTCAAGCCAATCGTTACTTCCAATCTGTAACAGCTGCCGTTATGTTAGTCACAGCTAAAGCTTTTAAAACTGTCGGTGGGTTCAATGAAAAATTCAATTGGGCTTTTGACGATACAGATTTGACATTAAGAATAGGAAAAATTAAATCAAAAAATATTGCTTACTGTGGTGAAACATTAATTTATCATGAAGAATCAGCATCTTTAAAAAAGAATCCTGTCAATAAAATGTGGATTGAAAGTAATGTAAAATTATTTAAGAGTAAACATATGGGTCAATATGAAATGGATCATGAAAAATATTTAAATGATAAAAACTATATGATTATTTTGTAAAATTCATTTATGAGTTATAAAACAATAATAAAATAATAATAAAATAAAAAAATGAAAAAAAATAAAATAAAACTTAAACCTTTCAGATCAAGTTTTTATTCTCTTAAAACATTAATATATGATATAGAGTATAATACATTATCTTCACGCATATATAGCATGTATAATATATTACAATGTGCTTATTGCCCTGTAATTCATTATACTAATATTAATAATGAATTTGAACAAGGAAACATTGGCGGCGCACCTTTTTATGATAAATCATCTTTTGTAAAACAATTAAATCAATGTTTTGAAGAGGGTTTCGAGGTATATTTGAATGAGCAAGTAGGCCATGATACTTTATTACACAATAAAGATATAATTAAACTTAAAGATTTAAGAAGCAAACAAAAAATAATTAAAGATATTATAGAATGATATCTGATAATTTTATTTACCCTGAAGATGTAATTAATCCTGGATACTATATTTTTTACAACTTAAAGACGCATATGAAGCTTTCTTATATAAAGTATGTTTCAAATTATTTTGGTAAAGGACTTTGCACAGACGATTTAAATACTTTTTATTTGAATAAAGATTATAAAGGATATATTTTATATCAAATTGAATTACCATCTATAACAAAAGAAGTTGAAGATTATTTTAATAACAATGAATTAATTAAAAAAATAATAGAATGAAATATTTCCCATTTGCTCCGAACATTCCTTGGTACGTAAAACAGGATTTTATTATTCCTAAAATGAATGCTGATATATTCTCTAGAGCAATAGAAAATAAAGATATATGTTTAGTTTGTTATGGTGGATTTTTTGAAACTTACTTTTCATTAAGTATATTGGAGCTTTTGAATTCAATTTATTTAGGTAAAAATTTCTACTGGAAAGGAAATTTAAATTTCTATAAATTAGTTGAGATTAACAACTTAACATGTAATGATAAAGCACCTATAATTGAAAAAAAACATTTGCGAAACTATCCAATACCTTTATTTTTCGATCGTGAAAATTTTGTTTATTTTAATTGTTTAAATGATTATGTAACAAAAATATCATTAACTGAATTTAAAAGAAAATTAAATAGCGGGCCAATCACTAAGCAATTATTTTTAAATTCTTTTAATAATTGGAATATTAAATATAAACCGAAAATGAGATTATTAAAAGAAACAAAATCTTTTAAAAGCTGGAGCGCTGCAAATAATTTTAATCTTACTAATAAATATGTTTTAATTTTTCCAGATAGAATTGGCTGGTCCATTCATAATTGTTCAAATTTAAAATGGAATATAAATCATATACGGTCATTATCTGCAATGTTAAGTTTACATGGTTATAAAACAATTGTCGTAACTAATCATAAAAACTACAATAATCATAACATTATATCAATAAATCCAGATATTGAAAATATAATGTTATTAATGAACAAGGCAAAAGCTATTTTATCTGAAGAAGTTGATTTTAGTTTAGTTGCATTATTAAATTCATCCGCTAAAATTATTGGGCTAGATTCTGATTCAATTTTTAATTTATATTTAAATAATATATATCTAAACACTACCAATGAACTTTTTTTACAAAAAGAATTAAAAGTTATAGATGTTTTTAACGCAATCGTTAATTAGTGATATATTGTTTTAAAAGGAGTTATTCATGAGTATCAGATCTTTAATGATGGTGACCTATAACAGATTAGAATTAACAAAACAGACTGTTGAGAATATATATTCCGTCACAGATAATTTTAATTTTATCATTGTTGATAATGGGTCTTCTGATGGTACCATAGAATATTTAAACGAATTAAACAGCAAACATCAGAATGTTAATTTATATTTTTATGAAAATAATACTGGTGTTGCCACTGGCCGCAATAGAGCATTAAAAATCGCAGCAGATTTGGGCACTGATTATTTTGTAACAATTGATAATGATGTTATCTTGCCTAGTAATTGGTTAGAAGATTGTATAGATATCTTGGACAAAGCTAATTACGGAATAACAGGTGTTAATTTTGAGAAGCAACAATTTGCACTAATTGATGTTAATGGAATTTTAATTCAGCACAAGAGCCAAGGAAATATAGGGACAGCTTGCAAAGCCTTTACCAAAAAAGTGTTTAAGACAATAGGATATTTTACCACAGATTATCCAAAATATGGCCACGAAGATGCTTCATACTCTTTTCGCTGTAGAGTGGCAGGTTTTAAAATTGGATATATTAAAAATAGTGGTATCCATTTGGGAGAAGGTGAAGCTGATAGCGGAGATTATCGCGCATTCAAAGATGAATATGGTAAAAAAAACCTTCAACAATTTTATGCTGATTGCAGAGATTATATTGCAGGTAAAAAATCAATATATTTGCCATTTTCGGAAAAATTAAATGATTGAAGTTGCAAATGAAGATTTAAATAAGTATATAGCATCGTCAATGAGCTGTTCGGCAAATATTGGCGGATATATAATAAAACCTATTCGCGGAAGATTGTTATTAGATTTATCGACTTTTCCTTCTTATAAATATTGTGAATTAAACTTAAAAAGATCTTCTGGTAACGGAGCGGTTACTATTAATAATGAAAAGTATTTTACATTATCAAAGGTCTCTCAGAAAATAAAAATCGATATATCTATAAATAACACAATAGATATAAGAAGAGATTACGACTCACTTGGAGATTTGGTCTTATTATCAATATGTTTATTAAACGATAATGTAACTATTGAAAAACAATCATTAACTGATTTGAAAAATTCTTTAAAAACTTGCGGTTCATATACGTCTATTACCATTTTGGGCGAAAAAATATTAGCTTCTTCTGGCGCGACTATAAATAATGGATTAATTGTACATGAAATAATAACTGACCCACCCAGTGTTACCAGCATTGGTGAAAAAATAATTTTTAATTCTGAATGTGAAATATTAAATATAATTCTTAAAGAAGTGCAGCCTCCTCCTTCATCAGATTTAATAAATATTCTCGGTAGAGCAGCTAGTTCTAATTTAAATAATCCTGAAGAATTAAAAACAAACAATCATATTCATGCTGCAAATGAAAAGTATCTATACTATAAGAAATTACATCAAGTTAAAAATATGTCAGAAGAAATTAATTTATCACTTTCCACAATAAGTAATCATGAAGACGTATTTACAAATACATCAACTAGCTTATTATTAAAAAATAAAGCTAAATTTTCCATACCTATCTCAAACATAGATCCTTATTCTAATTATATTTTAAATATTAAGGCTATGAAGATTAATGGAAACGGAAAGTTAGGGTTCCAGGTTCAAAGTAGCAATAATATTATTAGTAAAAAAGTAATTGTTTGTTCTGGAAAACTTTGTAACGAATCATTAATATTTAGTTTTCCTGAACCAAGCGATCCTAACGATCCTTATTTTATAAATATATATAGACCAGAAAACTCATCATCAGGTGATGTTTTGTTAGAGTCAGTTACATTTAATAAATGCAAAAATATAGTTAATAACTATCTAAGTTCTGATTTGTTTGTTGGTCATACTAATGCGCCAACAGCTATCAGCTTAAAGGCTGATGCTATAATAGATCCAAATTTTGATATCTTGTTAAAAACAAGATATCAAAATTTTTCCACACCACTAGTTGATATTGAGGGAACTCATAAGCATGATATTATTTTTAATGTAGAACCTTTTGGTTTTGAATCATCACTGTGGGTAAAGAAAAACTTTCCATATTTTAGTTTAAATATCAAATCCAATCACAAAGCTTTCGGAAATATTGATGAATATTCTGCTGAAAACACAATGTGTATTACTGATATAAACAATATAATATATACAAAAAATACTAAAGTTTATTTGCATGAAATAAATGATGATTTTATTTTCACACAAGAAATTATTAAATCATTGGAATCAAAAACAGTAATTGTTACGTCTTCATTGACTGATAAGTTTATATTAAAAAAATATACACAGGCCGTTATACATATAAAATGTTTATTATCAGTTCTACCAATAGTTGAAACATCAGCTTTAAATAAAGCTTTCTATTTTGAAAAAGATCATTATTTTAATACTATACTTAATGACAATCAAACCATCGGAAATATGTATTCGATAAATGCTTCTTGCTTTTCTGGCAAGTTTGACTATGTTTCTCCTTATGAATACTATATTTCATCCAGCAGGAGACTTGCTGGTTCAAATTATTTAATATACTTATCTAAAAATAAACATCATAGAAGCAATTTAATTGAGAGTGCTTTGGTTTTAGGATTAAGTGTTTTAACAAATAATCATTATTATATTAATAATAATAGGTGCAGAGTTGTGAGCAATGAAATGTTAAAAACAATAGATGCTACACATATTGATAAATATCAAGTAAATAATATTAATGAATATAACACTAGAGTAATTCAAGAATTAAAAGAATTAGAAAGTATTTTATGTTGAAAGTTTTATACTTACCACTTGGTAATCAGCCAGGAACTGTTCATGGGTTTGAGAAAACAGGAGTGGATCTTAAATCTTTTGATTTCTTCACACATGTTCAGAGAAATTCGGTAACTGAAACTAACAATGAATTTATTAAAATAGCTAGCGATTTTAAACCAGATTTAATTCATTGCCAGCTTCAAATGACAAATGTAATTCACTCATCAACTATTTCTAAAATAAAAGCAATATTACCAAATACAATTATTACAAATTGGAGCGGTGATATTCGAAGAAAAGTTGCAAATGAAATGGTTGCAATGTCTTCTGTTGTTGATTATACATTATTATCAAACGTAGGACAAATAGATCTTTATAAACAAGCTGGTGCAAAAAATGTGCACTATTGGCAAATTGGTATGGACCAGAAATTTTCAAAGCCATTAAACAAAACTAATTTCAAATACACAGTTTCATTTGTTGGAAACTGCTATGATAAACAATTCCCTGATGCTCATATAAGATCCCAAGTTGCTAGGCGATTGAGGACAACCTATAAATTGAAATTTGGTTTGTTTGGATCTGGTTATCAAGGTAACCTGGATGCAAAACCAGTTGATATCTCTGAAGTGAACGACATATATAATGATAGCCTTTGTGTATTAAGTATAAGTAATTTTAATGATGTTTCTCATTATTTTTCAGATAGATTTCTAATGTGCGTCGGCTCCGGGAGGCCTTGTATAACTTACAGGTTCCCAGGCGTGAATAATTATTTTGTTTCAGGCAAAGAGGTGTTAGTCGCAAATGATATGGATCATTTATCTGGTCTGGTAGAATATTGTGTTAATAATCTTGCATTAGTTAACGAAATAGGTATGAACGGAGCTATTAAAGCTCAAGCAGAACATACCTTTACTTCAAGAGCTTTAGAACTAATTGAAATTGTCGGATTAAGTGGGAAACTTTATGATTAATTTATTTCAAAATTATTACGAAGAAAATAATGTTGCTAGACGTAATGAAATAGATTTTTGTATTTCTAAAAATATGGAAAACCAAGACGTTAATCTTATACTTATAGAGTCAAATACGAGAATGACTTATTCTGATTTTTTTAGAATTATAAATAATTATACTGGATCGGATGATATAAATATAATAGCTAATTTAGATATTTATTTAAATGAAACTATAAAGTTGTTAACAACAATGTCACATGATCAGGCATTTGCTATTTGCAGATGGGAATTAGAAAAAAATGGCGGATTAAGATTTGCTGATCGCCCTGATAGTCAAGATACGTGGATCTTTAAAGGAAAGATAAAAAATGTATTTGGTGATTTTAATTTGGGTTATTGTGGGTGTGATAACAGAATAGCTTATGAAATTCAAAAAGCTGGGTATCTTTTAAAAAACCCTGGCAAAACAATTCAAACGATTCACGCTCATAGTTCTGGTATAAGGAATTATAAATATAAAGGAAAAGAAAGAAAAGACTTTGAAGTTGGACCACCATATCTTACCATTACCCCCACAACATTATGATAAATAAAATTACATTCTTTAACCACTTTCATAACGGCGACTTACATGTGTCAAGAACATTTGTAAGTGAAATTATTAACAAATTAAATATTTCAGGTTCTTATAGCCATAATAAAAACGAATATTTATTAAATGATTTAAATCTTACCAAAGATAGTATTATAAATATACATGAAAAGATAGGCGCTAAAAATAAACTTGATAGTTTGTTTTTAAATACTTGGTATGGTGCTTATGATCAAAAATATCAAAATGCTTATGGCATAACTTTTGATACGCTATATTCTATTTTTGATTTTCACTTGTCATCTAATTTTGGCATTAAACTAACTGACATACATCTAGATGCATCTAAGTTTTTCCCTAAAATTGATTTTTCAAAATTTAAAATTCAAAATATAGATGATTATTTTAATAAAGTTTCATTTAAATACAAAATATTAATCTGCAATGGTGAAGCGTTATCTGGTCAAGCTGTTAATTTCCCATTAGCCCAAGTCATAAATTATTTAAGTGAAAAATATACTGACATTTTATTTATTTATACTAACGCTGATAAGAATATTGTTAATAAATCCAACGCTGTTTCATCTTCAAGTATTATTAATTATAGCCTTCCTACAGATTTAAATGAAACAGCCTATATATCAACTAAGTGTAATATTATTGTAGGAAGAGCTTCAGGAGCATATACTTTCTCTATGATACAAGATAATATGTTTGAACGTGATTGTACACTGATATCATTTTCTAATCTCAATAATAATAAGTTTTGGTTAGGTAATGATTTTACTAATATTTTAAATTATAGCGCCAAGGTAAAAAATTACAATATAGATAACCCAAATGAAGCTCAAAGAATACTGGAGGAAGAAATTCAATGCTTGAAATAAGACTGGTGAGGCATGAAGATGAATACGAATTAGTTAATTTTTTTAGAAAAGTTGAATGTAATAATTATTTTCACCCTCATTCTTTCAACAAAGAATATGCTCAATTTTTGTGTAACTATAGTGGTTTAGATTTATATTATATTGTTTTAATTAATAATAAAATTATTGGCTACAGTCTATTAAGAGGTTGGGATGAAGGTGATGATATTCCAGAATTAGGAATTATTGTTGATGATTCCTATAGAGGTAAAGGCTTGGCTAAAGCTATTATGAATTTTCTTCATACTGCTGCTAGACTGAAAGGCGCCACGAAAATTAGATTAAAGTTTTATAAATATAATGAAAAAGCGGTTAGCTTATATGAAAGCTTAGGTTATGAATTAAGTGATTTTGATAATGATCAGTATATAGGATATAAAAAAATATGAGAAAAAAAATATGTATATTTGGTAATTCTGGATTTGCAAAAGAGGTTAGTCAATGGATTCCTAAATTAGGCTATCAAATAGATGCATTCATTGATCGTCCAGAAAATACGAATCATACACTTGGTGTTTACGATGACTCTTATTTTAATCCCACGCTTCATGTGGCGGTAGTCGCAATTGGAAACCCAGCTTTAAGAAAGAAAATTGTTGATAGTATTATTGCTAAACATGGTGATGATGTCTTTACAACCATTATTCATCCATCAGCAATTATTGATGATGCAGATGTAGGTAAAGGAGTTGTGATTTGTGCAGGGTGTATATTAACTTGTAATATTAAAGTTGGCGATTTTTCTCAATTAAACCTCTCAACTACTATTGGTCATGATACAGTTTTAGGTGAATATTTTACCACAGCTCCCGGCGCACATATTAATGGTCATGTTACAACAGGTACTAATGTATATTTTGGCTCAAATTCATCAACAGTTGAAAGTTTAAATATATGCAGTGATGTTATTGTTGGTGCTGGTGGCTGTGTTGTTAAAGATATAATTATGCCTGGAACATATGTGGGTGTTCCTGTTAAAAAAATCACCTAATAATAATAATGCATAGTTGCATGAAGAGCTTTGCAACTACCCTGAGAATTGGCATAGGTGATATCATTCTTGCATGGGCAGCATTAGAAAATATGAAGCATAAACTTAATGATATTTATATTGATGTTAATTGGAGTATATTATCAGCCTACAAAGATAATTCAGAAAATTATAAAAAATTTATTCAAGATTTAATTCAAACTCTGTTTACTGATAATAAATACAAACTATTTACTAACAAGCGTGGAGAAGAACATACTTTTGATGATTTTAGGAATTATGGGATACCAGCTGTTTTACCAAAAGCTGCTCATTTGCTTTGTGCAGATTACACTCTGATGGATGCAGAATATATTGTAATTACTACCAAGGTAAGACAGTTTGATAAAAAGAAATTTTTATCTTACAAAGATCACTTTATTGAAATTATTAAAAAATTAAGTATAAAATATAAAATCGTTTTGTTAGGCGAACAGGAGATAGAATACGGGGTAGAATATTCTTTATATGGAGTGAATCATATTTATTCTTTATATGATTATTTAAAAGACATAAATAATGTTATTGATCTTACTACCAAAGTAATTAGTTCGGATAATGCATCTTTAGAAAACGTCAAAAAAGATTGCGCTATAATGCATAAAGCACGAGCTGTTATTACTGTCGGTTGTGGTGGCAACTTGACTCTTGCCGCTGCCGTTTCAAAACATTTAATTGGAATAAGAAGAGATGATTATGAATTTGGTGATTTTATTTATCGAAACCCAAATGATGAGATATATGTAGTTAGAGATCATGCTTTATGGCTTGATAAAATTGAAAAACTATAAGGAACAAAATGGCTAGTGAAAGTCTTGGGTTTTTGGTGGATAAAATTGCAACAATAAACAGTAAATTATTTATTGCTCAAGATGATTTATATAGAGTGCGTAGAATGTCATTCGAGGAATTCAAAACAGAATTTTCTACAGAAGAAAAAATGTTTGAATTATATAATATTTTTAAAAAAGCTATGGATCTAAATGTTCAAAGGTCTGCACAAATTAAAGTATTTGATCAGCAGATAGTTAAAATGATTAAAGACGCTATCTCCGGTGTAGATATTGATGATGGTGTTGCAATTCAAGACCAACATAAAACTTATTAAAATATTAAATCAGGAAAATATTGTTACCAATATATAAGCCATATTTAAATGAAAATAATTTAAAATACGCACATGAAGCTCTCGATTCAACCTGGGTTTCTTCTAATGGCCCATACATTCAACAAGTTGAACATGACTTAGCAGCTTATTATAATATTAATTATTTTATTAGACCAAAAGTTCTTCTTACATCTAACGGAACAACTGCACTTCATCTTTGCGCCAGATTATTAAAAAATAATTATCCTAAAATTAAAAAAATATTAGCACCTAATAATGTTTATGTTGCAGCGTGGAATGCATTTTTGTTTGATAGAAATTATATTATTGAAACAATTGATGCCGACATTAACACTTGGAATATTGATCTTGAAAAATTATATTTACAACTTAATAAAGAAGATTTTAGCGAGACAGCATTGCTCGTCGTACATAATGTTGGAAATATTTTAAATGTTCCTAAAATTAAAAGAGATTTCCCAGATTTAATTATCATCGAAGATAATTGCGAAGGTTTTTGTGGAACTTATGAAGGACTGCCTAGCGGATCAGTTTCATTCACCTCTTCAATTAGTTTCTTCGGTAATAAAAATTTAACCAGTGGAGAAGGTGGGGCAATCATTGCTTCAGAATCCGATCTTGATTATTTGCTTTGTCTAAGATCTCAGGGGCAAAGTAATATAAGATTTATTCATGAAGAGCTTGGTTACAATTATAGAATAACTAATCCTAGCGCAGCTATTTTAAAAGGTCAAATTGAGTCTTGGCCTAAAATTACAAAACTCAAACAAGATGTGTTCGATCTTTATCGCAAATTGTTAAAAGGTGTTGATGGAATAGAATTGCAGCAAACAGACCAGGACACTACGCATAGTAATTGGATGTTTGGTGTTCGAATTATTGGTAATAAAAATTATAATAATATTGATAAATATTTTAAAAATAATTATATTGAGGTTCGACCAATGTTTTACCCAGTAAATGCACATAAGCATTTAAAAGATATTAAATTTGATTCTATTGATGTGGCAAAAAAACTTAATCAGGAAATTGTAATTATTCCATGTTGGCCAGGTATCTCTGAACATGAGGTTTGTCATGTGGTAAATACATTAAAAAATTATATTAGGAGCAAATAATGTATCATGGTCAATTTGAAATAGATAAATATTTACATCAGAATTTTTTTGAAAATGTTTATGATGGATTCTTTGTTGAGTGCGGAGCCGTAGATGGTTTAACAGAATCATCTTGTTTATTTTTTGAGCAGAAATTAAATTGGACAGGTATTAATATTGAACCAGTACCATCTTCATATAATTTATTAATACAGAATAGACCAAATAGTATTAATTTAAATTACGCCCTGTCTGATAAAAATGAGGAGGCAACTTTTACTCAAGCTAATCATCCGCAACACAGTATCTTTGGTAACGGATCTTTAAACCATACAGCAGAACATAAATATGATTTAATTAATCAAGGATGCTCTTTTCATAAATTAAATGTAACCTGTAAAAGATTTGCTGATATATTTACATATGAACGAGAAATAGATTTGTTTGTATTGGACGTTGAAGGTAGTGAATTAAAAGCTCTAGATGGTATTTTAGATTTAGATGTTAGCCTTCAGCCAAAGGTGTTCTGTATTGAATATCCATTTGCAGGTTTGAAAGAAATAGAAAAAAAATTAGTTAATTATAACTTGTTTAGTTTACAACTTCAAAATGCAATATTTGTTAAAAAATAATTTGAAAGGTAATGATGAGTAAAAGTGTAATAATTACAGGTGTCACTGGTCAAATAGGAAGTGGCTTTGCTAGGTTTCTTTTAAATGAAGGTCATGAAGTACACGGTATTATTAGACGAACATCATCATTTAATACATCGAGAATTGATGATGTATTTAGCCACCCAAAATTAAAACTTCATTATGGTGATATGACTGATGGTTCTGTTTCTAATTTGATTTGTGACTTAAAACCTGATTATTTTATTAATCAGGCAGCTATGTCTCATGTTGCCGTATCATTTGATAATCCAGAATATTGTTTTGATGTAAATGCTACCGGTGTAATTAGATGTCTGGAAGCTATTAGAAGGCATAGTAAACATACTCGTGTTTTGCAAGCATCGACATCAGAGCTGTACGGAGATCATGTTGCTCCTCAAAATGAGTTAACACCATTTAAACCTCGGAGTCCGTACGCAGTAAGCAAATTGGCCGCTTTAGCATCGGTTGTAAACTATCGGGAGGCTTATAATATATTCGCTGCTAACTCTATTACATTTAATACTGAAGGACCGGCACGAGGCGCAACATTTTTAACGCGCAAAGTCACTCTGGCCGCTGCACGAATATCTCTTGGCTTGCAAAAAGAATTACGTTTAGGCAACTTATGTTCCAAACGATCTTGGACGCACTATGAAGATCAACTTGATGGCCAATGGCTGGTTTTAAATGCAGATGAGCCGGACGATTATTGCATAGGTTTAGAGGAATCACATTCAATTCAAGAATTTGTTGAAATTGTTTTTTCAAAGTTAAATCTTGACTGGAAAGAATTTGTTATTTGCGATCCTAGATATTTTAGACCTACAGAGGTTGATCACTTAGAGCCTGACTGTACAAAGATCAGATCTAAGCTAGGATGGAAGCCTAAGCACACATTTCAGCAGTTAGTTGATGAAATGGTTAAGCACGATCTTGATTTAGCAAGAAAAGAGAAGATTTTGTTAGATAATAAATAAGGGCATATGTTTTATGTTTATAAAATTACCAATATAATAAATAATAAAATATATATAGGCCAAACCATAACAACTATTAAAAAAAGATGGGATTCACACATACGAGCTTCGTGTTTAGATAAACCAACAATGCTAATATCATTAGCTATAAAAAAATTTGGATTAGAATATTTTTCTATTGAAGAAATAGATAGATCTAAAAATATTAATGATATAAACATTAAGGAAATATATTGGATTAATTTTTATAACTCCAGGCACAATGATATTGGCTATAATGTTAGTAGGGGTGGTGGCAATTCGATCAATAAGAAAAAATATCAGTTAGTAAGTAAAAATCAAGTATATAAAATAAGATTTGAATTATCAAAAGGCCATCACAGTTTCAATGATATATCAAATATTTTAAATATTGATTATGATACTGTTCGCGCAATATATCACAATCAATATTGCATAGATAAAAACTATATAAAACAAAATTATGATAAAATATTAAAAAAAGGTTTGAAACAGCGCAGTGATATGTCAAGAGGATTAAGATCATATAAATCGAAGTTTTCTTATCAGGATATAGTAAACATAAGATCTTATTTTTATTATGAAAAATTATCTTGTGATAAATTATCTAAAATATATAATGTTTCTAATAATACTATATTAGATCTTATCAGGCTTAAATCATATGCAGATATACCAGCACCTTATTCATTAAAAAAAATCAAAGAAATAATTTTAAATAATAAATCAATTAATGGTATGAATCAGGGTCCCAAAAATAAAGGCGAAAAACATGGTATGAATAAATATTCTGATGATTTAATTCAAAAAATTAGAACAATGTACTCAACTGGCAACTTTACGCAGAAATATATAGCTGATTGTTTTAATGTTCTGCCTAAATATGTTAGCAGAATAGTCACCGGAGAGCGCCGTGGAAAAACAAATATTGATGTAAAGCAGATAAAAGATAAGACTGTATCTTATAGTGGAAATAAAAACCCAGCAGCAAAATTAACTACGGAAATTGTAAAACAAATTAGGGCAGAAATGAAATATTCTACAAAGGATAATATTGTTAAAAAATATACAGAGATATACAAAGTTTCAAAAACATCTATATACTATATATTAAACAATAAAACATGGAACAATGTATGACAGAAAATATTTTACTTACAGGCTGCACATCATTCCTTGGTGCAGCAATTATAGATTGTCTTGTAAAAGATGGGTATAATATATTTGGGTCCAATATTGTAAATTATTCAATTGAAAATAAACATATAATGTTTATCATTCCAAACTCTAATGATTGCGATTGTTTAAATTTTGATAAATTAAATAATTATATAAATGAATTTAAAATAACAAAAATATTTCATGCAGCAGCTCGTTGTGGTGGAATTGGTTTAAATCAAAAAACTCCAGCAGACTTGACAGTTGAAAATATTCAAATGGGTATTAATGTATATATGGCTGCAAAATTAAATAATATTGAATACGTATACACTCTAGGTAGCGTTTGTGCTTACCCTCAATTTTGCGATATACCATTTAAAGAGTCAGATTTGTGGAATGGAATGCCGGAAATAACTAATGCTGGGTATGGTCACGCTAAGCGAACTTTACTTATGCTTGGCAATACTTACAGGTCACAATACGGCATTAAAGGTGGACAGTTAATACCAATTAATATGTATGGTTTACAGGACCATTACGATTTAGAAAATTCGCATGTGATACCAGCTCTTATAAGAAAAATATATGAAGCGAAATTAAATAAAGACAAAGATGTTACGTGTTGGGGTAGCGGCAAAGCATACAGAAGTTTTTTAAATAGTCATGATTGCGCTCAAGCTATAGTTAAAACATGTTTGTTAAATTTAGATTTTGAGCAACCAATTAATTTAGGACCAACTGATGATATATCTATTAAAGATTTATCTTTGTTAATATCTAAATTAATAAATTATAATGGAAATATTGTTTTTGATCCATCAAAACCTGATGGACAATTAAGAAGATTGTTAGATACGTCTAGAGCTAAAGATATTTTGGATTGGCAAGCACAAATAAAATTCGAGAAAGGCTTAAACGATACCATTAAATGGTACATAGCTAATAGGGAATTATTAATAAATAATGAGTCAAAAAAAATACGAAGATAATTATAATTATAAATATACGTTACATTATATGTATAACAATGCAGCGCATAATAACAACGAAAACTATCACGTATGCAAACAAATTATTCATACTTATAACAGTATAAACATTGATGATTTATCTAAATTTACATTTTCATTAAGTCTTAATGGAGACGGAATGAAGAACTGGTCGTTTCATGATATTTACCATATAGAAAGTAACTTAGATGTTCTAATGGATAAAATATACAACGATCATTGTGCTGAAAATAAAAGTTACCCAGTAATTGAGTTTTGTAAGTATGAAGAATCTTTATATGAATTATCACTGAAATTTGCAAAAAAACATCATATTTTAAACTATTGTAGCGATGACATGTATCAAGAACTTTATAATGAAACAAATGAATTTACTTGTTTAAATGGAAATGTTTCATGGCTTGACTCAGGATTTGAATTAGCCACAATGATAGCAAGCTCGCCAACAATAAGTATATTTAAAAATAACATTATGATAAAAAACATTATTCAATAAGGATAATATGGCAATTAAAAATAAAAACATGAATGTAAAGAAAAACAAGATGTTAGATGTGTTGTGAAGTTCTAACCTGGAGAGATAGTGTTTTTTCTTGAAAACATTAAGAACAGAGATGTGGAATCTGAGCTGTTTGATAAAAAAGAAGCAGTATTAAAACCAAGAAGTCGTTGCTTTTCATTCTTAAATGTTATATAGATACAGCTAGAAAGGAATTCATGAGTTTATTTTTAGCTAATAGCTTTGTTCGAGAAATATTTGTAAAAGAGTTTAATAAAATATCAACAAATAATACCATTGTTAATACTAAAACTTGGGTAGATGTAGGTTTTGATGAGTAAGATAAAAATATTAATTACAGGATGTCTTGGATTTATCGGTAGCAACGCTGCTAGGTTTTTATTAAAGGAAAGCAAAGACTATGAAATAGTGGGTATTGATTATGCTGTTGAACCTAAACTTCTTCATGCTATTCATTTAAATAAAAATAATACTTTTTACTTAGGCAATATAACTGATTCTCACTTCATTAATAACGTTTTAAGTTTAGAAAAACCAGATGTTATCATTCATATGGCTGATACCAAACTGCCTGGATGCGTTGATACAAATGTTGTCGGAACACATGTTTTAATTGAAAATGCCATAAAACATAAAATACAAAAATTTGTTTATATATCTTCTGATAAAGTATGTGGAAAGATATCAGCTAATGAAAATGATCATGCAACGCCTAATACTACTTATGCTGTTAGTAAATATTCATCAGAACTTTTATTACAAGTGTCAGGATTAAATTATGTGATTATAAGACCTTGCAATATATTTGGACCAAGACAGTCAGAAGAATATTTGATACCGTATGTTATCAAAAGTATGATAGAAGAACGTGTGGTTAAACTTTATAATCAAGGTTTAAACTTACGTGATTATTTATATGTTACAGATTTTGCGGCTGCACTAAAGATTATACTTGAAAAAGGTACGGGCCCAGTATACCATGTGAGTTCAGATTGGCAGCTTTCTAGCTTGGACCTATATAAGAATATATCAGATATCTTTAATATGAAAGATTACCCAATAGAATTTAATAATACATTTAAAACAGATAACGAAAGAAATATAAAATGTTCGGATCTAAAAGCACTAGGCTGGAAGCCAGAAGCAAAATTTAAAGAATCATTAAACACAACTATTAATTGGTATGTTAATAACTATCAATGGTTCTTAAAATGAAGAAGAGATGGACAGAACAAGAAGATAATTTATTAAAAAAAATATATTGTAATATAAACAGAAACGAATTAAAAAATATGTTTCATAACAGAACATATGATGCTATAAAATTAAGAGCAAGATATTTTGGTTTAAAATATAAAAATATTGATTCTAGAATTGGTGATGTTAAAGTATTATTAAATGATAATAATGAAGTTTATTATTGGTTAGGGTTTTTATTAGCGGATGGTCATTTTTCTAATAAAAAAAGAATCGTTATAAAAATAGCACAAAAAGATACCAATCATTTAGAAAAGTTTGCAAAATTATTAAATTCAAAAGTAAAGATAAGCAATAGTTCACATAGATATTGTTCGGTTCAAATACAAGATAAAATTAATGTTAAAATACTGTGTGATAAATTTGGTATTAATTCTAATAAAACTTATAATCCTCCAACCAAAATATTTAGCATAAATAATAACCAATTAATGTTTTCATTAATCGTTGGCTTTATTGATGGTGATGGCTGTATTTTTAAAAAAAAAACAGGCATGATGCTGGATTAAGGATTAAAATACACTCTTCATGGTTTCATATTCTACAAAATTTTGAATGTTTTATTTATGATTATTTAAATATCAATCATAATAAATCTGTTATAATTAATAACCAAGGATATGCGCAACTTTCAATACTTAATAATGAAATATTAAGAAAAATTAAAAAAGAAATAATTAAACTTAATTTGCCTATTTTAAATAGAAAATGGGATAAAATAAATGAGAATATTTACGGCAAGTATCAAAAAACAACAATACAAAAACAAACAGTCATGATATTAATGAATAAAAAATATAATATAAAACAGATTACTAAAATAACAAATATTAGTGCTGGCGTTATATATAATTATATAAGGAATGCAAAATGAGTGACATATATTTTACAAGTGATAATCACTTCTATCACAAAAATATTATTCAATATTGTAACCGGCCATTTGAGTCTGTAGAAGATATGAACGAGAAAATGGTTAAGAGATGGAACTCTGTCGTTAAACCAAATGATACCGTTTACGATCTTGGTGACTTTGCAATGGGTTCGGGAGCTAAGGAGATCGAAATTATCTTTAAGCGCCTTAATGGTAAAAAGATTTTAATCAAAGGTAATCATGATGCTAAACCAACACTAAATTGTCAATGGTATAGTATTCATGATATGCTTGAAATAAACATTAATGGGCAAAAAATTGTTCTACTTCATTTTGCTATGAAAGTTTGGAATAATAGCCACAGGGATAGTTGGCAGCTGTACGGGCACAGTCATATGAGTTTGCCAGAAAGCTCCAGCCTGTCTTTTGATGTAGGTGTTGATGGTTGGAATTATGCTCCGATATCCATTTCTCGTATAGCTGAAAAGATGAAATGGAAAAAAGAAAATATTGACTTTTACTCTTCACCCGAGTATGTTGAAGCAAATAAGGATAAGGATAGTACGTTTAAATTTAATCAAGAATTTAATCATAAATTTTAAAATGAATATTAAATGTTTTTATAATGCGGGAGACGATAGTGATTTTTCGCTCATTAAACATGCACCATATTTTGCATTCCATTCCGAATGTTTAGTTGGTGTCGATTATAATAAATTAATTATAAAAAATTCTTATATTAAACGTTATTGCGTTGATGAGGAAATGAAACGCTCTATCTTTTTCATTGGTCCATTAACATCAGATCATATAGTTTATTTTAATCAAAAATACGGATTAAATATTTCTATTGATCATACAAGCTTTTCATTTATCAATAATTCAAATTTAATTAACCAAGACCCCGAAATAGTTGCTGAAGTTAAAAAATACTTTTATAATAAAACAATAAAGAATATAATAGAATGAAATTTAAATTATTTATAATCATATCATTAATTTTAATTCCATTAACGACTCGCGGAGATCAGTCATTAATACAAACCTTTCTGATTCGCTCTAACTATCTCAACTCAGGTAATGTTGCCAAAGCAAATAATTATCGGATTCATGAATATACCTCAATTCGCAATACAACGTTTATGGGCAAAAATATTATGCTTCATGAGAAAGTTATTGGGCCATTAAAGTGCGTTGAGAAAAAAATTAAAGCAACCTGCTCCGATAACTATACACCTAAAGTTCTTTCTGGTTGGAGACCTAATAATACAATTCAAGGAGCAGAGATCTCAAATCATGTATTCGGAATAGCTATTGATATTGACCCGTCCATTAATACTTGTTGCGGCTGTGTTAAAGATTGGGCAAAAGCCGAAGGATGTAAAAATGCTGTTAAACCAGATGACGGCTCTGCTCCACTAGGAACTTATGAAATACCTCGGTGCTGGATTGATTCTTTTAATGAGTATGGTTGGTACTGGCTAGGTGATGAGCCAACATTAAGGGATACAATGCATTTTGAATTCTTAGCAAAACCAGTGGATGTTAGTTGTGATTAATATATTCTATTTTGGAGCTTATCATAAATCTAACCAAGGTATGACTGGTAGTAAAAAAATTATAATCGATGTTATATCAGATATTGATGTGGAAAAACTTGGTATATTTTTAGCTAAATACGAGTATTCTTCTAATTATAACTTTACTTTAAGTAAAGTTCATGGCCCATACGAAATAGAAAATTTTTCCAGATATGAAATAGAAAATTTTTCCAGATATGAAATAGAAAATTTTTCCAGATCTCTGCCATCCAACGTTTTAAATCATCTTGGTGTTAAATGGTTGGAAAACGCACATACGATTGATTCTATAGATCAAGAAATTTTTGATGAAATCAAACTGTGTATTATGTACCCTACAAGTTTCACAACTATGTTTAGAAGCTGTGATACTTTCAGTGAATATAAAAATATGATTATGATTAAAGATATCATAGAATGAAAAAATATCGTTTTCCTATTAAAGATGAGTTTGGTGTTATTATCAATTCATTCTATGTCAATAGCAAAGTGCAAAGAAAACATATTGCTAAAATGTTAGATTCATTAAGTTATCTCAATTTTTGTGATAACTTTGACAGAAGCGGCAATAAAGTTACATATAATTTATTGGATGTAATGCACTATTTCATATTGTTCGAATATTTGAAGTATGAACATATAAATGAAGATATGTATAAAGAAGGAAAGATGTTACTTGGAATGTTCTCTAGTAATTTAAAAACAGTTAACCAATTTTTCCAATTCGATTCTTTAAGTGAAGCTAAAATGTATTTTCCAATAAAACAAATTATCGAGTGAGAGTTTTTTATGAGTACTAAAATTACAAGAGACGGTAAAGAATTGTTGCCACGAAAGAAAATAGCTTCAAAGAATGAAAAACTTGATGCCGTTTCTAATAAAGATATTGATTTGGCTCTCTCTGAATTTGGAGAAGAACCCGATGAAGAATGTGATGGAGAAGATTATTTAGATTATTAATGACTATAAAAAGAATCAAATCAAATGGTCAAAATATTGAAGTTAAAACTAAAAAAATAGATTACAAACTTCATAACTTTTTATCTTTCTTAGATGAAGATGTTTTAAAAATTTTTATTATAAAAAGCGAAGATAAATACGCTATATCATTTATTGATAATCTTCTTTCAGCTGCAAATAATTTAAATAATTCCTCTGAACAAAATAAAGAAATTGATGCCGCTAAAAAAATACTTAATAATAGAAAAAATCAAATTATAATTAAACAAATTATAGAATAAGGGTATAATGTCAGTTAAAACAACAAACGTAACATTGGAGAATAATATCGTGGATGACCTAGAAGAAAAACAAGAAGTTGAAGAAATTACACAACCTGCTGATGATGTTAATCTCGCTACGTTGGAAGCACTTAAACAGAAAATGAAAGCTAAGAAAGAGGAAAACTCTATGTCCGTTAAAATCGTGGAAGATAAAAAAAGAAGCATTAACTTTGGCGTAATTGGATCCGGTCAGTGCGGATCTCGACTGTCTCAAAGTCTTTATGAAATGGGATATCCAGCTGTAGCAATGAATACTGCCGAGGTTGATTTAAGAGATATTAAACTGCCGCAAGACTCAAAACTTTTACTGGATTATACAATTGGTGGTGCCGCAAAAAGTTTATCAATTGGACACGAAGCTGCAGAAGCTAATCGCGAAGCCATTGTTGAACTGGTTGATACAAAGCTAGGTGATTGTCAGGCTTTTGTTTTTTGCGCAAGCCTTGGTGGCGGAAGCGGAGCTGGTAGCGCAAATGTTGTTCTTGATATTTTGGCACAAACTGGAAAACCAACAATTGCCCTGGTTGTATTACCCATGAGTTCAGATGACCACGTTACAAAGAATAATGCAGTTGAAACACTTGTCATGCTAAGTAAACTCCTAAAAGAAAAGAAACTTTCAAATTGTTTTATTGTTGATAATGCTCGCGTAGAAAATTTATTAGGTGATGTGAATCCTCTTGATTTGTTTGAAGCTTCTAATACCGTGATAACAGAACCGCTCAATTATCTTAATACCTTAGGCTCTCTTTCGAGCCGAGCAAAAAGTATTGACCCATTAGAAACAGCCAAGTTGTTATTTGATTCTGAAGGATTATCAATTTTTGGAAGCATTACCATTCCAGCTTCAGATCTGGACGGTGACACAGCAATTGCAGAGGCTATTCTTGCAAACTTAAATGATGGCCTTCTTGCTTCGAACTTTGATTTGGCTCAAGCTAAATATTGCGCATTTGCAATTATTGGAAATGCTAAGGCCTGGTCTAAAGTTAAAAGCTCTGCATTAACTTACGCTAACGCTGTTCTTGAGGAAACTGCATCAAAGGCAGACGCAGTATTTCGTGGATTATATGAAAGCGAAGAAGTTGGTGATAACCTTAAAATATTTAGTTATTTTAGCGGTTTAGGAATTCCGACACAAAGAGTTAATTCATTAAAAGAAGAAGTTAAAAAAGGTATGGAAAGAACTCAGTCACGAGAAAAAGATAGAGCTGCAAATCTTGATGTTGCTGGAATTAAAGATGAAAACCAAAGTGCTGCAGACAAAGTTAAAGAGATGATACGTCAAAAGAATTCTGGTTTTGGAAAGAATTTTGGCGGAGGAAAAGATTTTCGAAAATAATCAATTTTATTGAATAAAATTCATAAAACATCTTAACATTATGATATATATTATGTTAAGATGTTTTATTTATATGTGATTACAAATACTATTAATGGTAAAATTTCAGATAAAAAATAGGGTATAATAACACTAAATCTATATTTACTAATCAAGAAGCAGAAAATATTAACGTTCCTGATTATCTTATTTAAAAAATCTTCGATAGTCAAAACCATAATACTACGTATATACGAATGAATATAAAACTAACATTAAGAGATAATAGAGTGTTTATTGATGATTCTA